AACTTGGCTAGGAAAAAAACTTTTTACAACTGACTCAGCCATACGTTATTTTATTATTTTCGATATTGTACCGCTATTTTTATATTTAGCAATATTTAAATTTAACTTTTGTTTTTGAACAGGAGCAACTGGTCTATATAAATGTCTATTACAAGCCATTATAGCAAGCCCTGAACTTATAGCCGCATCAAACTTTGTTCTTTTATTTATATCAAATTTTGCCCAATCGTTTAGGGTGGTGTTAAAATACATGTCCCCATATTGCCCATCTGCTTTTAAGCCTACATATTTATCTATATAAGCCTCTATAGCGGCTGCGTGGGCTTGTTTAATATCCTCACTTGAGTTTGGAATTCCGCCTATTTCTTTTTCGGCTACCGATAACTTATTCCATATCTTATCTGGTCTATTCATTGAGTAGCCTCTGTATCCTCTTCTTTTAAAGTAGTACAACAACCTAGGTTTGTTATTTTCAGCCAATATGGGCATTCCATAAAATACACAAGCCATAAGCACATCTTCAAAAAACATTTCAGAAGTTTGAGGTCTTGCAATGTATTCTAAAAAAAATGAATTTGGTGGGGCATTTTCCATACTAAACTTAGTTAGCCCATGCAATGCTCCCTTAGACCCTTTGCCATCAACTGTCCCTGATATGTCATAACTATCACACCCGAAAGCGCCAATATGTTCATTGCCTGGAAATTTAAAACCGTTTTTTGTGTATTGCTTATTTTGCAATTCATAATTAGGGACCCAAGTTATTTTAAACCTACCGTTAGGGTTTGGTGTAAATTTAACCTTAGTATCTTTTATTCCATTTTCCCACGAAAAGCTACCAATATTTACTACATTAGTGCTTGACAGATCTTCGTTATAATCTATTTGCTCGTATATTTTTACTAAATTAAATATACTATTTTTAGTTTCATCTCTAAACGCATGCTCTTCTGTGCGCGGAAACTGCCTATAAAACTCATTTAAAGCATCCTGGTCGCCTCTTAATCCTTCTACCTCATTGTTCCAATGCTCAATAACCCCGACTTCGATAGCGTCTCCGTGTGGGCCAACGCAATCTGCTGGTGGGTCTTCGAATATAGGCATTCCATAATTGTCAATGAATCCTTCGTAATTCCATTCCATAGGAATGAACAAAGAATATAATCCTGACTTAGTTTGTCCATTGCGGTTTCTTTTTGTAACGTCCGAGTCATTGTAAAGTTTTTTAAAGTTTTCACCTCCCTTATCTAAAGCGTTAGATGTCGACCCCATCATACATTTACCTATAACTCTACTACCTAACCTTAATGTTGTTTTCGTAACCCTCCAGTTGTTGAGGATGTTGTCCGGCCTTTCCCATTTACCCGATTCATCGTGGACGAGGAGTTTAAGTTTCTCTCCATCATATGAGTTGTCGCCTGTGTTCTTCCAGTCGATTGTGGTGTCGAGCCCCTCCAATAATTCCTGGTCTTGTTTATTTTGTATGGATTTTCTAGTGAGTCTACTGGCTGGTATTCTATAGGCAAGTTCGGTTTTGGGTCTGTCCATACCGTCCTGGATTGGCTTGAAAAAGAACGGGTAGTTGACGGATATTGGTACAACCTTGTCTGTGAACATTTTCTTAGCATCCGCTCCAGACTTAGACAAGATACCATACCGTGCATCTGACGTAATTGTCGCCAGGTTAACGGTTTCTGCTGAAGACATAAATGAAAATCCTGAACGACGGTTTTTAAGATAGCACATTCCATAACATCGTGGGTCTGCTTTACTAGCTTCCCAGAATATAAAGAATAGTCTGTTTGCTTCCCTAAAGTCTGGCTTCCCAACGTCAATCTTGCTCCACTGCAAGTACATAAAGTGAGTGCCAGTAATGTAAGTAGCCATGCCTTTATTATTGAACCAATGGCCTTCTTCTCTGCGTTTGAATTGTTCATCTATATATGGTTCCCATTTTTCTTTGAAGTCTTCCGGATATTCTCGCCAATCAAAAACGCTTTGTATTCGTTTTAATTCGCTAGGGTACTCATCCGCAGCCCATTTATCCTGTGACTTGTCTATTTTAGCGGGAGTTTTTGGTAATGCAATTCTTAAATTTTGAATATTATATATTTCGCCGATTTGCCCAGTCTTACTTATAACTACAACATCATGTTCTTTGTTATAACCGTACTTCCACTTTTTTGATTTATTTAATCTAGCTATTGTATTAGCTTTTATAGGAGTATCTACTCTATATAAATTTTGCTCGTACATTATTTAGATCTTCTTTCTGCAAACCCTGAAAAAGTTTTTGCTTTCTCTTCTTCTTTAGGTTTATTTTCTAATATAGCTTCTTCATCTTGTATACGAGACAATATCTCGAAAGCGTCAAATATAGCTAACTTTTTTGTGGCAGCCGCATTCTTAAGCCTATCAGCAGATATATCATCATCTGAATCAACTATAGGTTCTTTAGCTACTTTTATTAATTCCTCAACTGCTCGCTGCCCAGCTTGGATTATATTCTTTTTCGTTTCCTTGATATTCATATTTAATTGTAATTAGATTTGTTGGAACACGATATAATTTTTCTTTGTTAATTAAAAACTCATATTCAGCACCTGGCTTAAAACCCACTAAATCACCTTCTTTAGCTTCTTTTAGACTTGGGTCTTTATACTTAAGTATACCAATTAATGGCTTTTCAAAGTTTATAGAAAACATCTTGTCTTCTTTTATTGGTTTAACGAAATTAAACCCCTCAAGTGGAATCCACTTTATTATACGCTTATATGCGAATATCTGATCAGGAGAAACAAAATACAAATTATTTTTGTAATAACTCCTGCTATTTTTTTCTTCACCTTTAATATCTCTGAACCTTCTAAAAACATTGTGGTGTAATATTACTTCGTCTCCTTTTTGTACGCCTGTTGGATTATGACTAGGTACAGCCATTACCACACCAACTCTTGAAACAAAATTATGGTTTTGTAATTCTGTATTTAATATTAATTTTTTGTCGCCTATTGTTTTAGTATTATTGTATCTATCGTCTTTAGGAGTTACAACAAAATCAAAAATACCTTTCATTAGTAATCAATATTGTATTCAATGGCTATTGCCATATTTTTATTAAAGTCTTTCCAGGGTATTATATCTTTACCTTTTTGAATATAGATAGAGTACTTTTCTTCTTCTTCTATAATATTAACTATAGTATGACCACCATACACTTCCTGTCCAACAGAGTAGTGCATGGCGTCATTTTTATAGTCTTTCCCTATACTAATCTTCCTTAGCAGGCTCACGTAGTTCACCGGTGTTAATATCAATCACTTTGTCACCATACTTATCTTGCAACTCTTTTTGCTGCTCATCAAGCTTTGTTTTAACCTGAGCAAATGTATGTAATAACTCATGCTTCTGTAACTCTAATCCACCGATCTGTGATTGAACACTATTTAATTGCTTAATAATGTTTGTTAGAACTTCTAGTTCTTCTGCTGTTAGCTTTTCTTTTTTTGCCATTTAATTTAATTTAATTGTTATTGCTGGATTTCTTTGCTTTTTCCCAGGTACGCCCAACAAAATACGCCCCGTAGACTGTTATTAATAAAGATTGAAAAATTGGTATATAGTCTTCAGCTATTTTAAACTCTCCTATATTACCATCAAAAAAACATAGTGCTGTAAATATAACAGTTAAATATATAAGAACCATAGGCCTTATGTTTTTAGATAAAAACGAATCTGAATTCATATCCGCTTCCCATCTTGCTGTTACTTGCTCTTGCGCTTCTTTATCTGCTTTTTCTAGTATCTCAGTTATTAATCGCTGAGCTTCTAATTTTTCTTCTTTAGTTGTAGTTAATTTATCAATGACATCACCGACTTCTTTAATTACTCCGCCGGTAAGCCATTCCCATATTTTTTTCATTATTTACCGTAATATCCGTTTTTATAGTTTTTACCCACACCTTTTGGGCCAAGACTTTTCACCATTGCTTTTGGTTGTTTTTTTGCGTCAGCCACAATGCCAGCATAAAGCTTAGGATTTGGATCAGTACCCCCTGGGCCAAATGTATCTGTTTGACCTTTTGTTTGCTTTTCTGGCGATGTTGGTGCTTTAGAAGAATCTAAGCCATCCGCCATGGATTTATTTATGTCTACAAACTTACTGTTTTCAACGCCGCTTGTTAAACTTGTGTCTGCACCGTAATTTAATTCTTTTTTCGTTGCTGGAGATCCTATATCTAGTAAAGGCTCTTGTACTTTCATTCCCTTATTTGTGGAATGTTGAATTCTTGCTGTAATTGGTTTATTATATCCCATTGTATTATTTTTTATAAGGAAACATTTTGTTTAACTTTTCTTTACGATGCCCACATCCACAGGGAATGTTCAAACCCTGGGACACTTTATCGACTACAGTTTTAATACCTGTAGCTTTAGTAATTTTTTCAACTGTATCGCCTAGACCTCTTGACTCCATAAGCTAAAATTATTAATGCAATGAAAAGCACATGTGATAGATTCACGTGAGCTTCCCCGCAGGTTCCTAATATATGTTTTAACACTTCCATCTTCTACGTGCCGCGCAAATTCTTTTCTTTGGCGTTTTTGAGCAGTTAATACCGTGTTGTTTCATTTGGCCCTTTGATCTAGCACAATAAGACGTTCGTCTTTTGCCACCTCCTGGTTGAGGTGCTTTAAGATTACCGCCTGTCTTTTTATTGTAAGCTTTTCGGCCAGCGGCTGTCATACCAGCACCTTCTTCGGCTGTTAAAAAATGACGCCCTTTGCCTTTTGTTGTCTTACGGAGCTTTTGCACCATAGAACTTGCTGGTTGTTGATCGTACATATCTTATTTATTAAAATAGTTTTTTTGAAGTGGTGCGGGTTTTTTGCCTCCACGTAATAAGTTGCCGACAAAACTACCTTCTTCTTTTTTTCCAAAAACACCTCTAAGAGCATTGCCCACAGCAGTGCCTTCTGGTTTCTTTGCAAATACATCACCAATACCCTCTATAACCTCGCCTACTTTTGTTTTACCGCTAGGCGTTGAAGTTACTTGTGTAGGTGTAAAAGATTCTTTTGCAACTCTATCAACAACACCTTCTTTAGTTTCTGTAACATTTCCAACTCCGTAGCTTTCGCCTCCAAAACTACCTTGATCTCTTTGCAAGTCTCTTAAAGCTCTACGATCAGCAATTAAGTTTTGAACATTTTGCTGTCTTTCTATATTGCTTGCTGCGCGATCTTTTCTTTGTTGTTTGCGCATAGCTCGTTTGTCTTTGCCACTTAAACCTTTTCTTTCAAAACGATCTTGTCTGCGCTCAGCTTGCCTGTCTAATCTGTTTAATATTTTTTCTTGGCGTATGTCCGCTCGCAAGTCTAGGTTTTCTTGGCCTTTAACCTGTGTTTGATCCATTTCAAAATCTTGAGTGGTATCAGATGTTGGAGGGGTGCCTGGTGTTTTTACTTCACGCGCTTTGCCTTTTTTAGGATCGCCATATTTTTTATGATATTCATCAATACCGCCTAGGTTTTTAATTTCGTTTTCTCGCCAAGCTAATTGTTCTGGTGTTAATCCTTTAAGCGTTTTGCCTGTGCTATAAATGGTTTCGGTCCCGCCTTCTGTTCCTGGGCTAGTTATTGTAGTATCGGTTTGATCACCCGATATAGCTCGCCCACCGCCAATATTTTGTTGGACATCTGCTGTTGACACCTCTCTAGTAGATGATCCTTTAGACAAATCATCTTCGGTTTGTTTAAGTAAAGAGTTCTTCGCGCATGAGCGAGA